ACGGTTCCATCGTTTGCGGTAGTTCCAGTTGTTCCGTTTGTAAATTGTTGGTAAACTGGGGTTAAAGTACTTGAATTAGATAAATTAAGCCTATAATTAGGACTCGTAGTGCCTATTCCTACGTTGCTATCTGTGTTTATATAAAAAGGAATAACAGCACCCTGTCTTATTCTAAAAGCATTACTTGCTGCTAAATCAATACTTGCTAAAGAAGCACTATAACCAAAAGTAAACGCACCACTATTGTTTCCAATTTTAGCAATATCAGAAGCAGTTCCGCTATTTACTTCAAGCGTTCTTGTTGGACTACTGGTACCTATTCCTACGTTGCCACCAAAAGGCTGTAAACTTAAAGGTCTTGATGCTCCTGTATTACCAGACTGTATTCCAATAGTGTCAGTTGAGGCATTAGCATAACCAATCGAAATACCATATTCACTTGAATGATTTGCAACTATTTTAGCAGTTGCGTTTGATAAAAAACTTGAATAGTCAGAAGAAGTAGTTATACTTCCGTGTTTAACGTGAATCCCCGCACTCGGATTATCAGTCCCTATTCCTACATTACCACTTGAGTCGATACGCATTCGTTCTGTGCCAGTTAAACTATTGTCGTGATGTGTTATAATAAAACTTGAATCAGCTCCACTTGTGCCTCTTTTTGCACTTATAGCATATCCATAATTATCAGCAGTAGAAGTTGCTAAAGCTATTGCAGTTGTACCAATATTGTCAGTTTGTGCTGAATTTGATAATTTAATAAATGGATTTGAAAATGCACCTGATATTTGTTGCGGTTGTTCTATTTGAACTTTAGAATTAATACTCGTAGTACCTATCCCCACTCGATTGTCAGTACTATCAACGTATAAAGTGTTTGTATCTACTGTAAGGTCGCCTGTGATTGTAGCAGCTCCTACTTCTATTGAGTTAGTAGTAGTGTTGCCTCTTGTTGTAACAGCATCTAAAGTGTCGCTTTCTGCTGTGAGGTAAGTGTTAGAATCTATTGAGCCATCTGCTTTTAAGAACTCTGTAGATGATCCTCCTGTTTTTACAATTGTAGTGGCCTCTAATCCTGCTACCTGAATGTCTGCTAAAGCATATCCTGTGCCTGCCGTATCAACAGTAGTAGTAGGCTCTACCTCTAAGCCTTTAAATAGCTTAAAAGTATCAGTATCTGAAGCATCCTTAAATAACCCTGCAAACTTAGTAGTAACACCTGAATCTAAAGAGTATTTAGCATAGAATCCTGTATCTACTGAGTTAGCATCATTAGCAATAGCCAAAGCAATTAGTGGATCTTCTACTGATAGCGTCTGAGTGTTTACTGTGGTAGTAGTACCATTTACTGTTAGATCATTGCTAACTATCAAGCTGCCTGCTATTGTAACATCATCAGGTAAGCCTACTGTGTAAGATGGTGAACCTCCTAGTGCTTGATTAGCAGTTCCTGTTATTTCTATTTGGTTTGTAGTGCCACTTATTGTAATCTCAGTATCTCCCTCTACTGCTGTGTTAGCTGTTGAGCCATAATCTACTGAAATTGTAGGCTGTGATCCTTCTCCTGTGTTGCTTGCAATAGTAACCCCTGTACCAGTTCCTAAGTTAGCTACATAGTCTCCTGTGGTATCTGTTCCTAGTGCTACTGAGTCAGCCTGAATAGTGGCAGCTATTGTAATATTAGCAGTACCATCAAAGCTAGCTGATCCTACTACGTCTCCTGATAATGCAATATCTCTAGCTGTTTCTAAAGCAGTAGCTGTACCTGCATTGCCTGTGATGTCTCCTGTGATGTTACCTGAAACATTTACATTGATAGTATCAGGAAGTCCTACTGTAAAAGTCTGATCTGTTAAGCTAACCTCCACCTCATTAGCTGTGCCTTGGATAGTCATTGTCTGAGAATCCAAATCTACTGCTGAGGTAGTAGTTCCATCTGTTATATCTAAGTCCTGAGCTGTGATATTAGCATCTACATAAGTCTTAATCGCTTTTGCCGAAGCTAAAGTATCATCTGATGCTGAAACAGTAGTCAAATCTGTATCTAATACTCCTGCTTTTAAGTTATCTACTTCTAAGTTTGAGATAGTATTATTATCAGCATTTATTGTTTTGTTAGTAAGCGTCTGAGTGCCTGTAAGCGTTGCTACTGTGCTATCAATATTAACTGTAAGAGTTTGCCCTGATGCTACCGTATCAATTCCTGTACCTCCTGCAATATCTAGCACCTCAGAATCTAAGTCCACACTTCCTGTTCCTGTATCACCTTGAAAATCTAAGTCCTCTTGAGTAAGAACTGATTTAACATAAGCAGTAGTAGCAACCTTTGTTGAGTCGTCAGAAATAGCTTGAGTAGTAGCAGTAGAACCATCAGGTAAAACAACACCTGCGCTAGGAAAAGCTATAGTAAGGCTTTGACCAGTTGCTGTAGTTTCTATTTGATTAGCAGTACCTCCAATAGTGAAAGTCTGAGAGTCTAAATCTACAGAGCCAGTACCTGAATCTCCTGCAAAGTCTAAATCCTCTTCTGTAATTTTTGCAGCTACATAATCTATAATGGCAGCAGAAGTAGGAATAGAAGTATCATTATCGTTATTTGCAATACCATCAGCCTCATCTACAAACTTTGTTATAGTGATAGCTTCTCCTGTGTCTTTCAAAGAGCCAAACTCAATAGTTCCCTCTGCTTTAAGATCACCAGTTGTGTTTAAGCTGACACCTGAGCCATTACCAACTCCATCTGTAATCTCTTGAAGAGTTGCTGCTAGCTCTCCATTGTCATTTACTTTAAGGAGCGACTGATAAGTGTCCTTAATTGTATTTCCTGTTAGTGTTGCCATTGTTTGTTATTTTATTTAAGTACTGTTTTAGTTTTGTAATATTGGTTTGCTTTGGTTTATATTTCATAGCACCCAGCCATTAAAGTTTGCATCGTGTGAAGGATAGATGTCATCATTTGAGTTAGATGTGTACTCAGGAAACTTGCTCTGATTAAAGCTCATATAATCTATGAATCTTCTTGTGTAGTATTCTGCTATGTCTAATTCCTTTTGCACTAAGTAATCCACCTCCTCTTTTGTAACTGTTTCTGCTGTTTCGCTAACGTGCTTATAGATGCCTCCATTTTTAATTGTATAGGCTGCAAATGGCAAGTAGTCCATCATAGCATAGTGTATCAGCATAGGCTGTACATAATTGTTTACTAGTGTTAGATAGTCTCCTGTTAAGTTACTAGCTAGAATGTCATTGCTAATCTTGTTGTATAAATCTGATCCTAGATAGTTTCTGACGTGAATCTCTTGAGCAATTTTGATAAACTGAATAAACTTATCAGTATCTACGTTGCCATCTAAGACACTATTTCTTACTAGATCCGTTCTTGTTATAAAAAGTGCTGTAGCCATTATCCTCTAGGTTTTAAAAATCCTCTATTTTTCATATCTTTTGGTCTCTTAGCTACTTTAGGATCATTTACCTCAGGAGTAAAGCCTTCCTTCTTTGCTTTATTGACGCTTATCTCTGCATTAGGATTAGTAGCATCAGGATTAACACCCTTAGCCATATAGGTTTTTCTCATCCAAAAGTGATGACAGTCTCCTCCTCCTTTATATAGCCAAATATCATAAGTACTAGCTCCATTTGGACCCCATCCTGCATTAACTGCTCTTTGACCCATAGCTTGAATATCCTCTTTTCTATAAATCTTTTTAGCAGCTACCATCTTTTGACAAAACTCTCTTGAGTTATCTGAGGTTCTTAGTGGTGCATATTGGTATCTTACTTTGAATCTTAGGTTATCCTCTTCTCCATCTTGCTCGCTCTTTGCATTTGGTCTAGCAGTTCCTGTAGAGGCTAGTCCTATCATTTTATCTAAAGCCTCCTCTTGATCGTAATCTACCGCTCTCTCATCAACAAGCACCCAGTTATCTAAATCCTCATCTTCTCCAAACTCTTGCAATAGGTCTGCAAGCTCCTCAGTAGCCTCAGGATTTTGCTTGCTCATTTTTACTCCTGTCTCTTCTTCTCTTGTTTCATCATCTACCACATTTTCTAAGTCTGTAAATTCTAGTGGCTGTAGAGTTTTAAAGTATAGATTAAGAGAAATGCTGTTATAAGCTAGTATCTGATCAAAAGCATCTATCAATAAAGTTTGAAAAGGTCTAATAACTGTGTTATCCATCAAAATAGAGGCTGTTTTAAGCTCGTCTGCGTTATTTCCTAGCCCTGTGTTATCCTTGATACCTAAAAGCATAGGAGAAACGATTCTATGGCTTACTAGTATCTTTCTAGCACTCTCATCTGATAAGAACTGATACTGATTGTGAGCATCTGATAGTTGAACTGGCTCAATATTAGCCTGTGCATCTGCATTGTCATTGAAGCTAAGAATAAACTTCCCTGCATTTGAGCTGCCTGAGAACTTCTCATATATTCTATTCTCAATCAATCTTCTTTGCTCTTCATTAGGTACTCCATTATTGAAGTTGATAAGCATAGATGGTGCTAAGCCATTTAGGATATTATTTAAATGATAGTTAGAAATTTCCTCCTCTAGCTCGCTATACTGCAATCCTCCTTGATAATCTACAGGTGAATAGTAATAAAATCCTGCTCTGTAAGGCTTAACTACATAAATCTCTATTGACTCTCTGCTATATCCAAAGCAAGGTATTCTTTTAGGCTCATCTGTGGGTTTGATATTTGCCCAGTCCTTAAAATAGTAGTAAGCCTCTATATCTCCTTCTTCATTGCATTTCTCAGCTCTTAGTGTTTCAATAGGAAAATGCTCTACCTGAGCTACTTTTGTTCTGTCCTTAGAGTAGATAATCTGCATTGCACAGCTACCCATTAGTTTTAAGTCAAAAACTAGCTTTCTTACACAGTCTTTTTTAAGCAAAGTAATCATCTGTGCATATTGGTCAGGCTTTCTGTTAGAGTCAGTAGCATCTAAGCCTTTTCCGTAAATCATCTCTGACAAGCCATTAATAGCGGCATTGTTAGTAGGCGATCCATTGTATCTATCAATCAAAAACTGATAGTAATTGTTATCCTCTCCATAGGACACCCATTCTTTGCCTCTTACTTCCTTGATTTTAGGAGAAGTGTAGGTACTTAGATTAACTAGATGCACCTCTGATTGAGACTTAGGCTTTAAAGCAGGTCTTTGATTCTTTAGCTTTCTCATATTATTATGTACTCATTATCGTATGTCTTTTCTGTAACATACTCATTTTTATTTACTGTGTAGTACTCATCCTCTGTCTGATCTAAAGGCTGATCCGTGCAGAATATCTTATCCTTATACAAACTAAGAGCTGCACCCTGAGAATCCTCCCACTTGTCATAGTTCATATTCCATAGCAAAGTGTTTTGCTCCCACAAGTTAGGATCTACAACAAAATCAAAATCATAGAATCTTCCCTCTATTAGCTCAAAACTTGCTGTATATACTAGCTCATCACCATCCTGTATTAATTCTACCGCTTGATTAGTAGTTACATTGGTACTATCATCTCTTATATATAGCGTAGCACTAGTAACATAATCTCTAGGAACAAATCTTAGACTCTGTGCTGCCGTACTAGTAGTAAGTATCTTCATACATATATAACGCTAAAAAGCAATTATTTTGCATAGGTGCAAAAAAAAAGGCTAACATTAAGCTAGCCTCCTTCTCTCTAAAAAACAATATTAAGCATCAGGATCAATCTGAGTAGCTGAGGCATCATCTGTAATTACTGTAGAAGTAACAAAGTATGCAGGAGCTGTCTCCATAGCTTCAAAAGTCAAAGTAAATCCTGAAAGGTCAGCCATTGCTGCACCTGAAACAATAGTACCACCAGTTACCTCTGCTCCGTGTTCAAGTCCTACTAGGAAAAAGTTTCCATTGTAATCCTCGATAGCAACGTGAGGTCTAGCAGCAGCTAGTAGTTTAATCTCCTCTTGAGTAGCCTTATCTAAGTAAGTGAGTGTCAAGTTAAGAGTTTGCGTGTAAAAAGTAGTACCATTTTCTCTTGATGAGTTTACAGTAGTCTCTAAGCTAGAGTTTCCTTTAATATCATACTGATACCACGAAGGAGTGCCTGATAGAGCTGTAATCTCACCTGCTGAAATGGTAGCTGTACCTAAAGTGCCATAGTCCGCAAAGTAAACTGTTTTAAGTCCACCTACAGCACTCTTACAAGGTAGTGATCTTCCTGTTGTTAATGCACAAGCCATATTTTAAGTATTAAAAAAGGGCAGGCAGGAACTGTCCTTACCCACCCTTTATATTAGACAATTATTATTTATTAAGCTAAAGTAAGCAAAGCAATATCAGAACCAATTCCGTACTGTACACCAGCAGTAAATCGCATTACTACACGAACATTCTGAGAACCATCTAGATCAGCCATATCTAACAATTTAACTTCTTGATGATCTGATAAAAGACCAGTACCGAAGTAGAAGTTAGATTTTTGTCCTGCTACGATGTGGTTAGTAGGCATACCCGGAGCAAGAACACACTTAATACCATCGAAAGAAAGTGCATTGCCCATATTATACCATTGAGAACCTCTGTTTTCGTAACCCGCAGCACCAACTCCGTTAGCAGCATATCCACCTAATTGACGGATGTAAGACTGCCAAGCAATAGTAGGCATATAGATAGTCAAATCCTCTTTACCATAAACAGCAGAAGGAAGAGAATCTACTACATTCTCTAACAAAGTGATGATGTTAGTAGAAGAGAAAGCAGTTTCTCCACCATTAGCAGCATCGTTTACATCAGCATCAGCAGCAGCTAGTACAGTAATACCATCAAACTCTCCTGCGTTACCTGTAACACCACCCCAGATGTTTTGCTCGTTTTTCTCAGCTACTAGACCTGCAACGTGAGCAATTAAAAAATCACTAAAAGCAGGAGGTAGGTTGTCAAATGCAGAATATCCCATCTGAACAGCTTCCCAGTCGCTGTGAAAATCTTTACGGCAGAGCTCAAGGTTCACTTGGAACTCCTCAGGCTGAAGAATACGCTCAGTCAAAGTAATTGTAGCTGTGTCTGTAAAGTCGCAAGTAGCATCTTTGATTACGTTAGAATCGGTTGCTAATTTTTTGATAACCTCTTTGTATTTTACATTAGGTTTGATTTCGATGTTTCCTTGCTCCAAAGTTGGAGAAGAAAGTAGTGCAGCAGAAATATACTTGCCTGCAAATTCCCCTGCATAAGTACTTGTAATACTAGTTGTAGTCGCCATTTTTAATTTTTATTTTAGGTTTGCAATTTTTTGAAATACTCGATCTCTTGTGCTAGATGCTCTCTTTTGGCTAAATAACACTTGAGGTTTTTTGTTCTCTGATTCAGGATTATGCTTCAATGGAGCAGCAGCAGGTTTAGATAACTCTTCTTTAAGTTGAGCCTCTTCTTCTACAGTAGCCATTTCTTCTTTTTCCTTAATCATAGCTTTGATCTCTTCTACCATAGTTCTGATCTCAGCTAATTCTTCTTTAGTAGCATAGTCAGCAGCAGCTTCTACCTCTTCTTCTTCTACTTCGGCTTCAGCTTCTTTGATTTCTGCTATCATTCCTTCCTCTGATACTACTAAGATCATACCATCTTCCATTTGGTACTCTCCTACTGGTACAGGTATTTTTTCATCTTCTGTTATGATGAAGACTTCATTGCCTGCCTCGAAAGCCTCAGCTTCAAGGACTGTTCCGTTTTCTAGTTTTGCTTGAGCTAGATTTACCTCAGAGCTAGCCTCTACTTGCTCAGTAGTAACTTCTCGCTCTTTAATTTCCTCAGAAAGCTCAATGCCTAGAAGGTTTTTAATCTCTTTTAGCATTTCTGTTGGATTTTTCATATTTATATAACGATTATTAATTAGTATTTTGCATTTTTAGTTATTTCCGTAGATGTTACCTATTCCCTGCGCCCACAAAGAGCCATCACAGCACTTGCTAGAATATGTGTTAGAGTCTTTGCAAAGGCAGCCTCTCTTGCTTCCTTTAGGTGATGTTCTACTAGGGGTTTTGTTGTCGTGTTTAGGCATAGCTTTGAGTTTTTTGAATGAAATATTCTATATCCCACACAGTAGAAGTTCCTCCGTGAGACTGTATATATAATGAAGCACCATTATCTATGAAATTTTGATCTATGTAATACTGAAAAACATTATGAAACACCTGTGTTTCTGAATTGCCCTTTACATATGCTAAGGCAATATCTAAATTTTCAATAATACCGCCACCATTCTGTATTGATAAGTTTAAGTGAGTTTGATTAGCATTAGGAGCTTGTGCTTTCCATTCTATAGTAATTATAAAAACATCATTTAAGTTGTCTCCTTTTATTTTTTGATTAGCACCATTCTCATAATAATCAACAGAAGGATCGCTTGTTATTACGCTATCTTTATTGTTTGGCAATACAGTTAAAGTGTCGGCAGCTAAAGATAATGGACTTACCTCTGTGTACTCTGTATCTATATATCTACCCCATCCTAATCCTGATCCTGCTCCTGACTGAGGATATATCTTTCTCCAATCTCCATTCCACACAGTCCACACTCCTGTAGAAGTAGTAACATAAGCACCCTCCTCTATTTGGTATTGGAGTCTTACTTCTTCGCTATCTACGTCTGCTTGTACTTTATATGAAGTGTTTTTAATCATCTACCTTGTCCTCTGTATAGTTTCTTATAGCTCTTGCTTGATTTTAGTTTGCTCATCTTAGTTTTAGCGTGAACATTAGGTCTGCTAACCTTTGGCTTTTTTCTATAGTTTGATATTTGAATCTTAGCCATCTATTTCTTTTAGCTTATTGATTGCCCATTCTACTCCGCTAGTGCCACCCCACGCATCCCACATAAGACCTCCGCATCCTTCTGAATAAGGAACGTCTTTGTTTTGCTGATGTCTCTTAAAAGATGCCATTCTAGCAATCGTGTCTCTTGAGATCGGCTCTTTGTTAGCTAATTGGTTTGCTCTTTGCTTTCCAGTAGCCTCTCCACAATCTCCCCATCCATTCTTTTCTGCCCATTCTAAGGCTTTCTTAGCGTTGTTTGAAGCTGATTCAGGATAATCTGTATATGATTCGAGTTCTTCTCTTAAAATGGCTTTAATTTGCTCTATAAGGCTATTTGCTTCTAGCTCTTCTTTGCTCATCCCTACATTATCTTGAGGTCTTTCCATTTTGTCTGCAAAGTAACCCTCAATAGAGAAGCCTTTTACTTTTCCTGTTTTAACATAGTTCTCCCACACATCAGAGTTATTAACTTTGACAGTACCCATCCAAGTGCCAATAGGAACATTCATTCCATATTTTCTGCTCTTATCGTGTACCTCATCTTCTACTATCCAAGACTCTACTAAGCTAAGTCCTGATAATTCATATTGATGCTCTAGCGTTGAGTTATTCTGATTGCCTTTCATTAAATACATTTGAGAGGCTTTTAAGACAGTATCTTTTGAAAAGTATATGTAATATTCATCTTCTCCTGATCTTCTATATATAGGCTTGTTAGGTATCAATAAAGCACCCATAAGGATTCTTTTCTCACTTGATACTTCCGCTAGTTTTATCTCTTCTGCTTTTAAAGCTATGAAGTCCTCTTCTATTGCAGGATTCTCTACTACTGAAATGGCTTCGATTCCTGCCATCTCTTGATCCTCGTCTAAGATAAGCTCTACTATTCTCATAATTATATAACGTTTATATCTTAATGTTTTGCATTTTAAATACTAGCACCTTCTACTATGTTTCTATCCATACCCTGAGCTGTTGTAACATCATTAGCTACTACATAGGCTCTCTGTGGTCTAGCTTGTGCGCCTGCTATCCCCTCTGCAAGCTGATTCATACCTGATGCTCCCACTACATTAAAGGCAGGTGCTTGTGGTGCTGATGCTGTAGGTGCAGATATAGTACTCATACTAGGAATATTGACACCACCGCCTGCCGCTCCAACACTGCTTTTTGCTTTACCTATAGCAGATGCAATGCTTGCGCCAATACTATAAGCTTGTGCTGCATAAGCTATTAACAATGGAATGTTTTGAGGGAAACCAGCTTTTAATGTCTGAGCAAATCCTGTTGCTGTAGATACACCTGCTTCTGCTGAACTCGATGCTATATTACTTAAAGTTTTTTTAGCATTTATTATCATTTCTTGAGCAGATAGCACTTGTTTAGCTATTAATGCCGCCCTGCCTACTCTGCTTTCAGTACCTGCTATTGCAATAATATTGTTAAGTGAGTTTTGTCGTGCTGCATCTAGTTGAGCTTGTGCATCTATTTGATCTAAGAGCATTTGTGCGTTTTGATCGTGTGCTGCTTTATTAAATATGCTTATTTGTTGAGTTTTTATTCCTTCAGTTTTTACCTCTTCATCTGCTGTAGTTTTAATAGCATTTACTGTATTTACCTTTTCTCTAACTACAGTTTGTTCAGACTCCTCTCTTAATCTTTTTTGCTCAGCTAATTGCAATGCAAGTAACTCTGTTTCTTTTTTATATATTTCATCTTTCTCAGCATTACCTCTTTCTAGCATTGAAAGTTCTTCTTGTAATAATTTTTCTCTAAGCTTGAACAGTTCTCTCTCTGAATCTCCTCTTGCTTGAGCTAATGCTATTTCTCTTTGTAGTTCTCTTATAGTCTTTGAACTAGTTTCTGCTATTTTCTTTTGTGCCTCTTCCGCCTCACTAGGCAATATGCCTAAAAATTGCAATACAGGCTTAGCAGCATCATAAAGTGAATTAAAACTATCTTGAATTAACTCTATAGCTTTACCAACAAAAGGCACGTTTTGCCCAAACCTTTTTACTGCAGCGTTAATTTCATCCCAATAAGCAACTATACTTCCTATTGCGACTACAAAAGCACCTATACCTGTAGCTATTAATGCCTTTTTTGTTGTTATGCCAAATAACTTAGATGCTCCCCCTGATTTAGCAATAGCTATTCTAAGCTGACCAAATCCCTCTGATACATCTTTAATACCTAACCCTACAGCAATAGCAGAGGCAGCCTTTTCTTCAAATTCACCAAATGCCTCCGATTCTATACCTAGTGTACCCAACGTGCCGACAACAGCAGAGAGTGATCCTCCAAAAACTTTAGCAGCTCCATCTGCTGCCATTATTTTGTCCTCTAGATCAAAACCCTCTATCTCATTGTTGATTTTTTCAATTTCTTTGCTTAGTATTTGAGATTTAGCAGCAGCCTCTTTAAAAGCATCACTATTCCTGTCTAAGTCTTTTAACTCTTCATTAACATCTTGTAACATATCTTCTAACTCCCCTAAGGATCTAGAATCTACATCAATTTCTATTTGATACTTTTGTGCCATTTATATTCCTTTTTAACTTGTCTGTATACCATTTTAAAACCATCAGGCAAAAGATACTTTCCTTGTGCTATTCTGATATTCTCTGTCTCTCCATTAACGTGCCGTAGCAGTTCTAATATATTTTCTAACATATTATGAATCTATAAAATCTAATCTTACTCCTGATAGTAGAGTAACACTACCTCTAGGATAAATCAAGAATTGTCCTGTCAAATCACCACCTCCTACTAAGCCATTATTTGTTACTAAGGTATGTACCATAACATCTCCTGTGTCGTTTACTGTTGGAGATAATGATGCAACGAGTGTGCTATTTTGATAGCTTACATAGTATGCTCCATTAGCTGTTACCTCAATATCATAAGAAGTGTTCTCATTAACTTGAATAGCTCTAGGAGTAGTAACTGTTATCCAAGTTGATCCGCTTGATAATTTATATCTAATCTGACTTACTGATGTGGCAGCATCAGCTATAGGACTACCTGTGTAAGCTACAGTAGCTGACTTATCGCTAGACTGAATAGTGCCACTTATAATTACTGTAAGTGTTGTGCTAGTATATGAGCTTGCCGTTGCTGACACCCCTGTACCTGATGGACTAACTGTAGGGCTTGTTATGTTTCCTAAGCCTGTCCACTCAAATCCTGAATCTGCTGTGTATGTCAAAGTGTATCTGTAAGCATCTCCTACCTCACCTCTAGGATATAAAGTAGATACATTGTAATCTGTATCTGTCTTAGAAGCAGGATAAGAAGCTGATGTATCAGGAGTAACTGTTAATGAGCTATTCTCTACATCACTAGCAGTAGGTAGTGTTATAGTTGTAGTATAAGATGTTACATTGTAAGCTGTAATGTGGAAGCTATAGGTGTGGTCTCCATCATTTGTATCACTAGGGAAGTTGCCTGATAGCGTAATCTTCATCACATCTCCTGTTAGTGTAGCACCAATAGTGTACTGGCTTGTAACATTTGTTGCTCCCTCGTATAACTGCAAGCTAGTAATCTGAGAAGTAGATACCCACTCTCCTTCATTGTTAGTGAATAGTAATTCTAATTGAGGACTAATAGGATCACCACACTCTCCTGTGCCATAGGTCAAAGTACCATTTGCTAGTGTAGCATTGATTCCTGATATTTGATGGTTTTGGAAGTATAACGTACCTCCATCACAGGTAACCGCAGAGGCTGTTGTAAAGGTCTGTGTAGCTCCATAGGATGTTCCTACTGTGTTTATAGCATACGCTCTATAGGAATATAGCTGAGATGAGCTAAGAGAGCCTAAGATTGCGCTATACGCTCCTGATGACGTGCCTGATACTGTTACTTTTGTGTTTGATGTAGTAGGTGTTCCTGATCCTGCTAAGTAAACAAAGCCTTTCTCTGTGTAATTAGGATTACCTACGTCTGTGATGTCTCCGTTTAATGTAGCTCCTCCTGTTCCCACTCCTGTAGCTGCATTAGTTGTTACTGATGGAGCATAAGTGCTAGCAGCAGTAGTAAAAGTAAACTTAGAGCCTGTAGCTGTTCCTTGAGTGTTAGTAGCAAAAGCCACAATAGAGTAAGAAGTAGCTGAGCTAAGTCCTGTAACGTTTGTTTGATATGATCCTGATGATGTTCCTGATACATTCACCACGTTATCACTAGCAGTAGGTGTGCCTGTACCTTGCACCCAATAGAATCCCTTTACTGTATAGTTAGGATTACCCACACTTGATACATATCCTAAGAAGTTAGCAGAGGTCTGAGTAACTGAAGATGTGCCTGATGTTTGAACTACTGGCAAACTAAGAGCTGCTGATGTAGTAAAAGTTATAGCAGCACCTGTGGAAGTGCCTATAGAGTTAGTAGCAAAGGCTATGTAGGTGTAAGTAGTGCCTGCTGATAGTGAGCTATTAGTGTATGAGTAAGAATTAGTATCTGTTCCTGCTACTACTTGCTTATTATCAGAAGCTGTTGGAGTGCCTGTGCCTACTTTCCAGTAAAATCCTCTCTCTGTATATGCAGGATTGCCCTCATCTGTTACTTGCCCATTAAATACTGCTGAGGTTTGTGTAACTGATGTTTGACTAGTCGTAGCTACTGCTGCTACTGATTGCTCAGGAGGAGGAGGAAAGGTGATTATATTAAGCAGCTCTAAGTCGCTCTCTCCTGTTTCTAAGTTAGTTTGTATGCTATTTATTCTGTATTTTCTATCTAAGACTTGCACCTCATCTGCTAGGCTGTAATTAAGCAAGAATTTAAGAGGCAAATATGCTTTATATTTAGTGAGTCTTAGCTTGTTGTTATACACTTCTGAAATATAGCTGCTATAATACTGCTGAAATAACGTTCCTGAAAAGCTAGTATCTGCTGTGTACTCATTTACCTCTAGATTATAGTTAATGTTTCTAGTGCTTGTAAGTGAATTTAAAGAAACGCTATTAGATGGAATGAAATAGGCTGATATATCTGAGTAGGTGCTTGTCGAATCTTCTAAGAATCGTATCGTAGTACCTGAATTTAAAATAGGATAAAACAACAAAGGCTTTCCATAGTAAGGATCATTGTTATCATCTACAAACCAGCCCACTTGCACAAAGGTAGCTGACGAAGTAGCACCATCAATTAGCCTCTCATATTTAACGTGTTCAAAAGGAGCTTTCACAGAGTACACATCCCCTCCTGCATCATAGTTATCTCCCCCTCTATATTCTGTAGTACCCCATCCTTGATTATTATCTTGCTCGTGTCTTAGTGCTAGTTTAGTTCCTAATCCCTCATAGCTAAAATCTACCTCTTTAAAAGGCAAGGCTATATCTACTGATCCTTGAGTGTTATCTACATACTCTGTAATATCCCAAGTCGTAGTAGAATCTGAATAGTACTCATCTAAAGTTTTTACTGCAATAGTCTCCCCATCATAGTAAGCTGTCAAATTAAACATCTTAAAAAGTCCTGTAAGGAAGTCTATTACTTTTATCTTAGGAATCTGCTCTGTTATAATGAAGTTTCTTGTAGTGGTTATTGATGAAGAACCGCTAGTAGAATAAGTATTACTTTGTGAGATGTAAGGATCTGTAATTTCTACTGTAACAGAGGTAACTGTCATAGCTGTGTCTGTCTGAATGTAAACAGAGTAGCCTGATGAGCTGTTAGTCAAATATCCTGTTAAAACATTATTGCCACTAGTAACACTTTGCTGAGCAAATACTTGTCCATCCTTTTTAATGATAACTGTGTAAGGATTAGATGTAGAACTATTAACTGTAAGAGTGTAAGGAAGCGACTGAGAACCTACTAATCCAAATATAAAAAAGCTAGATTGTAGAAATAGCACCTTACTCATAGAAGATGTATCTACTGTAAAGTTATCTATTAGCTCTGTTATTGGTTCATCCTCCTCAAAGGCATCTCCTTTCTTTCTATGTAGCCACATATACAAATCATAGTAGCTGTCATTTGTGCTATCAAAGAAGTCATCTGAGAATCTTATGTTATATGTCTCTTCTATTGCTTTTACTATAAGATGTACTGCTATGGCATATTTTAGCTCTCCGTAATAAACTCCGTGCATAGTTGGAGAGGTAGTGCCATTAGGATATAAGTTGCCTGAGTTCTCATCAGGATAAGCTATATTAGAGTAGGCTGTGTTATAAAATAATCTTGTAGTATGTGTAATCAAAGGTGCTACTAGAGCATCTGTGTATGTAACAGAATCTACAGTTTTGTCTATTCCTGCTGTAAGAGCTGTTTTTACTGTCGCTGCATTGTAAGTAGCATTGAAGTTGTTTAGCCAGTCTAAAGAGCTTAATGTATCTTCTCCTACTAAGTCTTTAAGATTGACTGTATTGCCAAAGAAAGTAATTCTATAGGTATGTGGCTCACCCTCTTTTAAATCTACTCCTTCTAGCTTTATTTTTCCTTTTCTAAATTCTTTGTTGTTTAGATCGATTCTTGCTGATACTTTCTTTCTAGCATCGTAGCCATCATCTATGTGGTAGTTATAATAGTGCTGAAATATCTTGTTATTAGTTCTTGAGGCAGGCAAATTAAAGGTCTTACTAAAATCAGTAAATACCTTAGCTATATCTTTTACATTCTGTATGGTCTGAGTTATGCTTACTGACTCATCTTTAAAAAGATCTACTCTTTGTCCATCTATGTATAGCTGTATTGTCTGCATTATCTGAGGTCATTTGCAAGATTAAAAGCCATCTGAGCTGTTATAGTGTAATCTACTAGCTTATCATTGACGCTAGTTTTATAAGTTAGCTGATTGCTTGTAATTGTAATAGGCGTTACATTAGACTCATAATTCATCCACACTTGCTGAGACATTAATAGCTGCTCTAATACTGGATTCATTCCCTGATCCATATAGCCTGTATTCATAGTGATTGACTGAGTGCCTATGGTTCTGAGAGTTCTTACTGAGTGCTTGTTAGTAGAGTAGCTCCCTGTGCTATCAACTAAAGACCGCTTGTAAGTCTCTGAACTAGTACTAACACTTTCTATAGATTTTTTAAAGAAGTACATATCTTGCAATGCTCCAAACTTGTTTACAAAGGTCACTAAGATAGGTGTGTATCTAGCCTCGCAAACTCTCTTTATAGTTACTGACTGTCCTCCTGCTGATGCTGTAGTATCTGATGATCCAAAAGAGTAATAGTTTATAGCTCCTGAGCTTTCTTCAGGTATTCTTCCTGCTTGTCCTTCTAGCCAGTACATTGTTGTGTTACTTTGCAGCAGACTTGCTGATGTTATAGTAGGATTAGCACCATCTAAAAACTCTCCATAGCCATCAAATCCCTTATGTGAGAAGCTAACTGTAGAACCTACCTGTGCATCACTAGAATCGTAGAACTTTATATCTCCTGTAACGGTTAGCACTTGAGAGGTGTATGTTCCATCAAATGTTATGTCTAAGTAATCTCTTGCTAGCTCGCTGATTTCAAATAATGCTCCCTCAGCAGAATCTACATCTTTTGAGAGTGTATATCTTAATGTGCCATCTATGAAAAGCTCCATAGTAGCTGTTGCTGAACCTGCTTGAGTGTTGTATTCGTAGTAAGGTGATCTGAGTAATATATTTGCCATTATGTCGTAAAATCTAATAAGTCATCTAAATCTAAATTGAATTTATCTATAAGGTCAGCAGGAAGTCTCTCAAAGGCTTTCTCAAAAGGCTTAGTAAAAAACAAAGAAGGCTTAATGCCTTTCTCCTTAATAGATCTTGCTAGAATAAATCCTATGCTTTTGTATGTTCCCTTAGTGTATCTTCCTTTCTCATCTCTTAATCTGATATTCTTAGCTTTTGCCCACTTAGCTAAAGGCTCAGAAGGAGGCTGTTTATTAGTAAAAGAAAATATCGTGTTATACTTCTTCTTTGTACCTGATACCCCCTTATCTACATAAGCTCCATAAGGCAGCATATAGAACTCTAAAGAAAAGCTATTAGCTGATACGTTTAAATCATATCCTAGAGAGCCGTATAAGTCGCTAGAAACATTTTTCTTTTGCTTAGACAGATTAGTCCTAGCTTGCTGTATCACATACTTAGCAAACTTGTTTAGCTCATCTTTGGTATTCTTTAGCTGCATTAGCAAACAGATTGGTCATTGTTAATCATTATATCAAATGTAGCTGCCCATCCTGCTAATAGGTTTTCAAATCTATCTGTAAAAGGCTCAAATGATACATCTCCTATAATCTGATAACCCTCTCTGTAAAGGTCTCCTATTCTTATCTTTTGCAGTAGTTTATTAAGTACCTTGAATTGAGCATTAAGCACATCTTGCTCATTCGTATTACCTCTAAACCAGTTTGTAGTTGGCTTCTTCTCTACATTAACTAAGTCCATAGCTAAGATGCTAACATTAAAAGTAAGTGTCTGCTCTGAGGATGTAATAGAGTTTACTATAAGGTGTCCTAAAGGAAAGATAGTCTGTTTGTTTAGATCTACATCAGAGATGTCTCCATAAGTAACTGTGTTGATGTATTCATCTGCTATAAGTAAATCCTCTATAAGGTTTGTTATTAAATAAAAGCCTCTTGCTGCTTGATAACTCATTTGAACTTGCTTTTTATTTGTTTAGATTCTAATTCTGATTTTTCTTTTATGAATGACAATGCTAATAGTGCTTTATGTACGTTTAGTTGAGTGATATCTTCATATCTTGTAACATCTCCTTGAGCGAGCGTGTAAATAGATTGATACCATCCCCACTTCCTGCTAAATTGAGATACTGCTGTAAAGCTGTCTCCTCCTTGTGTTCCAAATAGTTCAGAATAGTCGTTGATAAGTCTATCCCTAAATGATAAAAAAAAAGCACAGCACCTAGAGCAGCATCTAATGGCATATCTTTCATTACCCCAGTATCACTAGCATTATACTCCTCAATAGAATATCTTTCTCCGTATTTAGTCTTAATAGGTCTGTATAGAACTCCCATAGCTTTGTCCATCATCTCCCAGTCCGACAAATAGTTATCAAGATCTACATACTCCCCAAAAGATATATCTTCTAAGTTCGGCACAAACCCATACTCCACTCCATTTAAAAAGAATCTACGTCTAAGTGCAGGCTTTTCATTAAACATATCTGATAAGATACTACAGATGCCATTCACATCTGATAGCTTTAGGTTCATCACCTTTGACAAATTAACATTGCAAAAGATCTCTATCATCTTGGAGGATAGGAATCTCTCATCTTCTGACTCCTTCTGTATCTTTAAGAATTTCTGATACTGTCCTAGAGTAATCTCAGAAAGTTTATCAGGTACTGTAATATCTATCTTCATATCTATATAACGTATAAATCAAGTTTTTTTTAAAAATAAAAAAAAAGAGCAACATTTCTGCTGCTCTCTTCCCCAATTAAACAAAAACAAAAATCAACCTATTCCCATCAAGCTATCTGCAAATTTACAAAGCAGTAGAAAGATGAAGGTCAAAATGAAAAAAGGTGTGGTTAAAAAAATGTAATCTTTCATAATACTTTAATTTATAATAAACTTGCTTCAAAGCAGGCATCGCTGCACCAGTAATCGCTATAATCGCTTATAGGTCTGCCACATTCGCAGCATTCTCTCTCGTAAACATCAGGAGGTGTTAGCTCTCTGTCAGGTGTCCAATCGTAGTTTTTCATAATACTTGTTTTTAATGTTATAGCTAATTTATAACTATTTTTTTAATTAACAAATAAAAATAACTTTTTTTTTAGCTTACTGCATATTTTCCATAGTTAGGTCTAGAGAGGATGTTATATGTAGCATATCTTAAACTATCAATAGTGTGGTCATTACCTTGCTGAGGCTTATTAAGCAGCTTTCCTGTACGATCTTCTTGCCACTTATAGTTACGCATCTCTCTTATTAGATTGTCGCTCTGAGGGTCTATAACTAGCTTGTATCTCTTTAGTAAGTCGATTCCTGCTCTAATACTATCTTGCCCTTTTATTGTGGGTCTTACCATATTGCCCATTCTTCTGAGTTCCTCTATCAATCTAGGCTCTGCTGAATCTATGTAAACATATTCCTCTAGGTTTTGCTCTTGTAGGAATCTATGAATGTCTGTTGTGGTCATCATTGTTCTATAGAGCAGCTCCTTGCAGTAGAGTGTGTAGTCTTTTTGATATACCTCAACTAAGCTGCTAGGATCAACAGAATATCCTATATCCATACCATATCCTACTAGCTGTGCATCCTCAGGTCTCTTGCCTTCTGTAAAAGTAAATATAGTAGCTTTGCTTATCCCTTTAAGTCCTAGTCCATATATCTGCCAGTACTGCTCATCTGTTTCTTTTAGCCTTTCTATTTCCTCTACTAAGCTAGGATCTAAGAAAGGATTATCTGTGTAGTTAGTTATGTAGAAGTCGCAGTCATCTCTAGTTAGTATCTTGTCGTATATGAAGTGAAATTCATCTGATGGGTTAAAGTCAATTATTATCCTACCCTCTGTTCTAAATACCAACTGATTCCATTGCTCGTATGTTAGCTCGTTTGCTTCATTACAGAATAGCAAATCCCTTTTTCTACCTCTTACTTTCTGTGGAAAATCTAAAGAGATAAATTCTACTAGGTTTCCAAAGAGTTTAT